TCTTCAATGAAGATGCAAAAAATCTTGAAGGTAAACTGTCAGATACAGTTCAAGAAGTAATTGATTATCTTCGGGGTATGTTTCCCGAAGTTAAGTTTAGTTGGGATAGAAAACTTGAGAAGAGAAAAATTGCAGAGAACATTGGTAAACCTCATTGGAAGTCGTGCTCTAAAAATCCATACATTCTTCCTGATGGTGGTATTGTGTATGCAGAAATCTTTGGTAAGAAATATCCAATTCTAATTTCAGAAGCAAAGAAGCAAGGAACCAATGATAAACTTTTAAAAGAAGGTAAGAAAAAGCAATCTAAAGGTAATGCTATTGAACGTGCAGTAAAAAATCATTCTGAGATTAGTTTGTACTGCCGTCCTTATGATTATTATCCTTACGTTGTGTTTGCTTCTGGATGTGATTTTGAATCAACATCATCTATTAATGATCGTTTAGATTCTATGACTGATTATGAACCCAGAAATCAGGAGTACATATTTCATAAAGACAAACTTGCTACCATTTGGATT